CTCACCATCTTGTTGAGTTCCTTTTAAAGTTTCTCTCGAATAAATATCAGGATTTAATAATCTAGTTTTACCTCTAAAGTTTTCTAAGATACCAATAAAATATCTTTGGCTTTGTCCGTATCTAAATAATTCTATATCATCATCTTCGTCATCACCAATAATTGATAATCTTCCAATACAATCTTGTTTGACATCATTCGTTGCATAATAAAATAAAACCATTCCATCTAAAGCAGATCCATCAGATTTTACTTGAACTGCTTTTACATCAGGTCGATAAATATCTCTTGGCACGGTTACTAAGTCAGGTTCTTTTTTTCCAGCAAAAGATTTAGCAGGAACTAACTCGCCTGCATTAAAAGGTAAGTCAGCATCATCTTGTTTTAAAAAATTTACATATGCCCATATTGGAATTTGAGGTGGTGCAAATAAAAGATCAGCAGGATCGCAGCCAAAAACTTTTGAATATTTAATTGCGTGATCTCTTGTAATATCTCTTTCACCTCTGATTTGTTTTTGAACCATTGAGTAATGTATTCCAACTCTTTCTGCGATCTCTTCTATTTTTAATCCTGAGTTTCTTACTCTTTCTGCAAGTATTGTACTTGGACTTTTGTAATCAAATAAAGATGATTTCACTTCTACATTTACTTTCTTGTCTTTACCGTAATTGACAACAAAGTCAGATTTTTGTTTTTTATTTGTCGGAATTTTTAGTTTAGATCTAGCATCACTAATTAAGCCTCTTGCTTTATTAATTCTAACAACATTCTCAATTGACATTTTTGAAAAATCATTAGTGAAATCTTTAACTCTATTATCAGGAATAAATTTAAGAGCTTCAGGAAAAGCAAACTCTACATCACCTAGAATTGTATGTAGAATTTCTTCACCTTTTTTATAGACGGACCAAAGATCTACTTTGCAATGATTGTTTGCAATGTATATAGAATATCTATCAAATTCTCTTGGTTCAGTACGATTTGGAACTCTTGGTGAGTATCTATGCTCTACGTTTTTGGCGATTATTTTCGTCATATATATATAGTCTTATATAATCCTTCGTCTTTAGATTGCAACAAAAAAAGACTACCAGTCTTGACAAATAAGCCTCGTTTAATAATGGCTATTTATATGCCTAGAAAACAATATTTTGACCAGCTGGTATCACCTTTTAGCCATTGGCATAGAGAGCAGCACGATGGAATTAACTACTTTGATCTTGATTGTGTTGGTACTTGTCCAGCCTGCGCAAAGCCATTATTTCTAGCAGATACTATTTATAATAAAGATTTTAATTTTCGAGGTAAATCTCACTGGCAGCAAAGACCATATGTATATCTAGCTCAGGCAGCTGAGATACCTTTTTATGAGTTCTTTTATACGGTCGATGAAAGCACTCCATTTAGAAATATAATTAGATTTGATATTACAAGGATCTATCCTCATTCAGATAAACGATGGCGCAATCTTACACCTGATCAAATGCTGCAATTCCTTGAGCATATGTCTTTAAAATCTCACGGACCTGATTGCGAAAACAGAGAATATTTAATTAGAAAAATAAAAGAAAACAAATGCGGTAATCAATTTATTCGCCAACAAAACTATGTCAACTTTCTATCTATCTGATCCTTTAGTATTAAATGAGCTGCGTTTGCAGGATGATGACTTTAGGATTTACCAACACTGCTGCAGGCAATTCAACGTAAAAACTTTTAATGTATTTATTCGGTTAGTAGATATTGCTGGTCAGTTTCAGATTAGTGTTGAACAAGTGCAGCTCTCTCTTGCTCGGATGACTAGGATTAGAATTGGTGGTGAACCATTAATTAAAATAAAAGATAGTGGAAAGTATTTAGTTTTCGATATGCCAAGACATAAAGTTTTTATAAAGTCTATAGGCTTCCAAAGATTTAATGCTAGTAAAGGTTGGAAACATTTAAGAGATCATCTTTCAAACAGAGAAGTTAAAATAAAATATTTATATCCAAAGCTGGACCAATACGAGCTGCTGGATCTACTGCTTGAATTACCTGAAGAACAATTAAATAATTTAAAAGAAAAGGATCTGCAATATCCGTGGGTACTACGCAATGCAAAGAAGCTTAGAAAAGATAATTGAAGAGAAAATAAAATTAATTAGTTACATCGTAGATATACTCGATGATGCTGCTTATGCTGAAAGATTTATTAGTAAGCCTCATAATAGAAATTGTCCGTCAATGTATAAGATTTTAGATTATTGTTATGATAAAAAAGATTTAGGTTTTTATGATAAGCCTAAGTTAGTTCTACGTGCAACACCAAGACAGATGACTAGATATGGATTAGCTTTAGATATTTTAATGGAAGTAGATAAAGATGTATCAGATAATCCTAGGATGGCACGAAAGTTATTATGGTTAAGAGCAAATAGGTTTCAGTGGACCAAGCTTGCAAAACAATTTGGTTATCATCGAACAACTATTAAAAAGATGTATGAGACAATCTTAGATAAGTTATCAAATAAATTAAAAAATAATCTTTACATTTTCGACAAAATATTTAAGTAATAAATATATCTTCAAATTTTTATAATTTTAAAATCATCCTATAAATAAAGTTAAAACATAATAATAGACAGATTAGAAATCACTTGTATAATTTAACTGTTGTAAGCGTATTGCCAAAAAACTTTTATTTTTTTTTCACTTCTTTTTTTTTATTCCAACGATCTAGGACCAGTTATGAAATTCAAACCAGATCAGTGCGAAAGTTTTACTAGATCAAGTCAATACAAAGTACGCTGCAAACGTAAAGGTTTCTTTTGCAAGACAAGTAAAAAATATCGTTGTCCAAACCACGCAGGATTGTCCACTGGACCAAAAACAAAAGAAGGTAAATTAAAAGCTTTAAGTAATTTAAAGCAGTATCGGAACAATGAAATCTTTAGAACTAACAACACAATTAACAGATCAGATTTGCCAAGAGCTGATGAATGGTCAGCCACTAACGAAGATCTGTAGTAGAAAAGAATTGCCAAGTTTAGCAACAATAAACAGATGGATTACTAAACATCCTTCCTTTGCTAAACAAATAACAAATGCAAGAAGAGTAGGTACTCAATACTATTTAGATAAAATGATTGAAGAGCTTGAAACAATGTCAGCTAAAGATGTTGGTATTGTCAGAGAGAAGCTGCATCATTATCGTTGGCTAGCATCTAAGTTATTGCCTAGCTTGTATGGTGATAAACAAGAAGTAGTACAAGACACAAAGATTACTATTCAATGGCAGCAAGATCCAAAGATTGTAGAAGGTCAGGTAGTTAGTGCGGATTGAGCTAGCCTCGCGCGTGTGATGGAGTTCGATAGATCCTGATACGTACCAGTGACGTACCAAGGCTGCTATAAATAAAGAATAGCCTTCTTGAGCCTGCGATTGAGTATCTAAGGAGTTGTCGATAACTGGAAAAAAACAAAAAGATTGCGTGGAAAACGCTATGCCCGATTTCGAGCGCTGCCGTCTAATACGTATAAAATACCTATGAGCAAAACAAACAAAAAGAAATACATAATACCTGAGAAATTCAAAGGAGTAACATCCTTTTCATTTACCACTTATGGCGATGAGCTAATGGTGGTCTTTACTGGATTTGAAAGAGAAGCTGATATTGGCGAGTTTGCCGATTATTTATTTGGCAAAATTAAGATGAATTACTTTCACGCTGAAGGTCCACCAACAATTCACTAATGGCTAAGCATCTGCGTTGTATTCCTTTGACGCTAAAGGATGCAAACAAGTTTGTTAATCAATACCATAGACATAATAAGAATTGTCGAGGACATAGATTTTCAATAGGTGCAATTTATAATGATGAGCTAGTTGGTGTTGCAATTGTTGGACGACCAATAGCAAGAAAGTTAGATCAAAAGCTTATAGCTGAGGTCTTAAGAAATTGTGTAAAGCCTGCAGCTCCTAAAGGTACTTGTAGTTTTTTATATTCAAAAGCTATTCAGGTTTGGCAAGTTTTAGGTGGAAAGAAAGTAATTACTTACACTTTAGAAACTGAAAAAGGTAGCAGTTTGAAAGCAGTAAATTTTAAAGATGTATCTAAAACTCCAGTTTTTAAATATGGCTGGACTAATAGAAAAAATAGAATTTTACCTGAAACACAAAAAGTTAGAAAAGTTCGCTGGGAAAAAGAACTATGAATGTCACAATACCTTATACACCAAGAAAGCAACAAGCTTTCATTCATACAGAATTAGACAAACATAGATT